ACAGATTCTGCAATAGCAACAGCAATAGTTTCTGTTGCTAGTACAATTTCTTCAATTGCAATTTCAACAGGTGGAATTGGATATGCATATACAACATCACCAAATGTTGCAATTTCGTCAATTTCTGTACAATTAAAAGATCCAATTTTAAACTGGACATTATCTTCTGGTCTTTCTACTAATACTTCCCTGTTTTCGATTACCAATGGAAATCCAATAGTTTCTGTGGGTCAAAGTGGTGTTGTTGCAATTACAACAGATGCAAAAAATTACAGTTCAATTTTGAATGTGGGATTTGCTAAGACTGTATCATTTAATTCAGTTTCTTTTGCCTCGACTAATACTTATATTGCAGTTGGTAATAATGGAAAAATAATTAAAGCAATTGGTTATGGAACAACAATATCTTCTTGGACAGAAATGAAAAAATATGAAGAATTTTCACAGTTTGGCATTATCACAAGATCTGAAAGTTCTTATATTTCATCTTTAACTAATGTTAATTATTTTTCAGATATTGGTAAATGGGTTTCTGTCGGATATGGAGGAGCAATTTTTTCTGCAGTTGGTGTTGGATCAACTGCATTTACTAAAGTCGCATCAAATACTTCTAGTAATTTTAAATCCATAGCATATGGAGCATCAAAACTAATTGCAGTAGGTGATGATGGTACAGTTTCGACATCATCAAATGGACAATTCTGGGACACAGATATAATTACATCAAATAATTTAAATAAAATTATTTGGGATGGAGCAAAATTTATTGTAGTGGGTAATTCAAATTCTATATTTATATCATTTTTTGGTGTTACTTGGGAACAAATAACACCAAATATTAATGGTAATTTTGTTAACATTAATTATAATACATCATATGAATTATATACACTATTAAACTCAAATGGCATATTGTATTATTCTTTTGATTTGATAAATTGGACATTTAGATCGACAAATCAATCAAATATTATAAATGATATTATATATGTTCCAAATAATGATGGTTATGTTTTAATTGGTGTTGGAGCAACTTCAATATATTCTACTGCTGTTTATAATTTTGCTACAGCAACATCAAATGCCACATCGGGCATCGTAACTTCAATTTCAATTACAAATCCTGGGTTTGGTTATAATCAAAATAATCCACCAAAAATATTAATACAACCAGACAAAGCATTAACCGAGCAAATAGTTTCCATAAAATCAAAAGGAGATCATGGATTAATTGTTGGGGTGGATACAAGTTTGGGATATGGATCGACTCTGCCACAACTAATTTTTAGATTAAAATCAGAATCTTATGATAATACAACTTTAGGAATTGGTTATTCTGCTCTTGACAGTTTTGGAATATCATATAGTGGAATATCAACAGGTGACTACTTTATCATTTACGATAGTAATGTACAATGTGGACATGCTTTGACTGGAATTACAACTACAAACAATATAATAACAAATGTCGGAACGGCAAATACGTTTATTGATGGAGTTTATTATGCAGAGAACGTACAATCTTCTGGGGTTGGTATTGTTACTGTATTTTGTAAATTTTTGCCTAGTCCCAATCATGCAAATCAAATTATAGTTAACGCAGATCCATTAAATAGACCAAATGGTTTTTATGGGAAATATAGTTGGGGTAATATTTATGATTATCAAAATAGGGGAATTGGTATTCCAAAAAACTTTACAATAAATACAAATAATGGATTAGTTGGTTTATCTTCTGCACCAGAAGTGACCAGAACCAGAGGTTTGTTTAAAGGTAAATAAATAAATATAAACTATCACAAAAATGCCTGCTATTATATCTGATCAATTTAGAATATTAAATGCTGAAAATTTTACCAAAAGTATTGTTGGTATCGGTCAAACACTAAATCGTTATTATACATTTATCGGACAACCAAATTCGACCGATCAAAGAGCTGGAGGATCTTTAAGTTGGGGCACTGGTCCATCTCCAGTGGATGGATTTAAAGAAGAGAATGACATTAAAGATACAATTATTGCTATGAAACAAGTTTCTAGTAGTGATATTCGTAGAGTGGTTAGAAAAATAATTTGGACTGCAGGAACAACTTATGAGATGTACAGACACGATTATAATATTTACAACAAAACACCCATAACATCACAATCAAGTCTTTATGAATCTAATTATTATGTGATTAATGATGACCTTAGGGTTTATATTTGTCTTCAAAATGGATCTGATGCAGAAAATTTAAATGGGAGACCTTCATATGATAAACCTGAATTTATTGATTTGGAACCAAGATCTGCGGGAACTTCGGGTGATGGATATATTTGGAAATATCTATACACAATAAAACCTTCAGAAATTATCAAATTTGATTCAATCGAATATATTCCTGTTCCAGAAGATTGGGGAATTTCAGGTGAAAGTATTTCAACAAAAGCAAATGCAGTGGATGGAAGAATAAATTCTATTATAATTAAACAAAGAGGAATATCATACAATCCAACATCTTCAACATTCACCAACATTCCTATTCTTGGAGACGGTAATGACGGAAAAGTGACAATTACGACCGATTCTTTTGGAAAAGTATCAGAAGTCTATATTACTGATGGTGGAAATGGTTATACTTATGGCACTGTAAAATTTGAACCAGGTGCTCCAGGAATACCAACTTCATTATCAAATGTTGGCGCAGGATTATCTTCTCTTGCCTCTTTTGATGTAATTATTCCACCAAAAGGTGGCCATGGATATGATATCTATAGAGAACTTGGTGCATATAGAGTTCTTATATATTCTAGATATGAAACTTTAGAATCAAACCCAGATATAATTTCTGGAAATGATTTTGCAAGAGTTGGTATTATAAAAAACCCAACAATTACCGGAAGTCAAGTAGAGCTTTTAAATACATCTATAGTAAGTGGACTAAAAGCACTTAAATTTACCGGATCAGCAACAACTGCTACAACTTATGCAGTAGATTCAACAATTACGCAGACAGTTGGTGTTGGATCCACTGCAATTGGATTTGTTGCGTCTTGGGATAATATTACCGGAGTATTAAAATATTATCAACCAGTTGGGTTAGGTACAACTTCTGTTGGATACAAACTTACAAACTTTACTTCAAGTCCAGCAACTGGAGGAAATTTGACAATATATGGTTCATCTATGAATGGGACAACACCATTATCAATCAATTCTACATTTAGTGGCGTATCTACTACAATTAATGGTAGAACATATCAACTTGGATTAACTTTCAATTCTGGTATTGCATCTGCAGAATATAATAAAAAGTCCGGAGAGATTATATACATAGATAATAGATCTCCAATACCTAGGTCATCCAGTCAAAAGGAAGACATTAAAATTATACTAGAGTTTTAAATCAAATGCCCCAAAAAACTAATTTAAACGTATCTCCGTATTTTGATGATTTTGAAGAATCAAAAAATTATCAAAAAGTTTTATTTAAACCGGGTTCCCCAGTTCAGGCAAGAGAATTAACAACATTACAAACAATACTTCAAAATCAAATAGAAAAATTCGGAAATCATTTCTTCAAAGAAGGAGCAATGGTAATTCCTGGCCAAATTGCTTATGATTCAGAATATGCCTGTGTTCAAATTGATGAAACGCATTTGGGACTTCCTATTTCTTTATATCTAGAAAATCTTGTAGGAAAATTAATTCAAGGAGAAATTAGTGGGGTAAAGGCAAAAATTGAAAATTATGTATCAAATAATGATACAAATATAACATACAATACTTTATACATAAAATACCAAAGTTCAAGTGATACTAATTTTTCAACTGCAACTTTTGTTGATGGAGAAAATTTAATAGCATTAGAGGATATTACATATTCTTTATCGACAATTAGGAATGGTACATCTTTTGCTACAACGATTATATCAAATTCTACCGCAGTAGGTTCTGCCGCAAAAATTGCAGAAGGAATATATTTTATTAGAGGTTTTTTCCTAAAAATAAATTCAGAAACAGTTATACTAGATTATTATACAAATAAACCATCTTATAGAGTTGGTTTATTGATTGATGAAGATATCGTCGTCGCATCAGACGAATATAAAGATCTATTTGATAATGCTCAAGGGTTTTCAAATTATGCAGCTCCTGGTGCAGATAGATTAAAAATATCTACTTCATTGATTAAAAAATCAATTGATGAATTTAATGATGAAAATTTCATTGAACTTCTTAGACTAGAAAATGGAATTTTACAAAAATTTGTAAAAACGACAAATTATAATTTAATTAGAGATGAACTTGCAAGAAGAACATATGACGAATCTGGAGATTATTATGTAAAACCATTTGATATTGTGGAAAAGGAATGCTTAAATGATCAAATTGGAAATAATGGAATATATTTAAAAAATCAAAAAACAAGTCAAGGAAATACAGTCTCTGATAATTTGCTGTGTCTATCAGTTGGTCCCGGAAAGGCATATGTAAGGGGATATGAAGTAGAAACAATTAATAATACAATAATTGATGTAGAAAAACCAAGATCTACTTCTAATGATTACAATCAAGCAATACCTTTTAATTTGGGAAGGCAAATTATTGTTAATAATGTTTCGGGATCAGTTCCCGTTGGTTTTGGAGTGTCGTCACTAGTAAATTTACACCAAGGAAGAACAGTATCTGTAGGTATTGCATCTGATTTAAAAATAGGTGTTGCAAGAATATATGATTTAAAATTAAAAAATGCCGAATATACAAATGCAGCAACACAATATGAAATATCTTTATATGATGTTCAAACTTATACAATTTTAAATTTAAATGCAACCATATCTCAAACAGTTCCTGCACATATTCGAGGAAAAAATAGTGGAGCGACAGGATATCTTGTTGGCACTGTATCTTCTTCAAACGAACTAACATTATATCAAGTTTCTGGTTCTTTTGCAAAAGATGAGCAAATTGAAATTAATGGAATAGATAATGGCCGAACAATTACTTCGTCTCGTGATTTTAATTTTTCAGATGTTCATCAAATAGTCGGTAATGGAGTAACATTTACAGCAGATCCACTACTTTCTAATTCGATTCTTTTGTCTCCTTCAGGATCACAATTTACAATTTCTGTTGCATCTGGAGGAATAAGTTCAGTAACAAATTCAAATTCAAATTTTTATGTTGGAATCAATACTGGAGATGTAGTTTCATACACCAAACAAGGTGAAATTGTACCAACATATAATAAAGTACACAGAATAAGCACCACTGCAAAGGTAATTGAATTAAAATCATTTCCTTCTGTTTCTGGTATTTGCAGTGGAAGTTTGCCATCTTCAACAATAACTACAAATGATTTTAAAAAAGTTACTTTAGAAATTTTAAATAATATAAAAAATATTGGTCTTTATACAAAATTAAATAAATCAAATATATCAAATTTAGATTTAATTGGATCTGATGTAGTGATTAGAAAAAGTTATAATGTAACAATTAGTGGTAATGGATTATCACAATTACTAGAAAGTGACCCAAATTTAACTCTTGAACCATTTGATGAAGAAGATTACAATTTAGCATTTAGTAATGGAGTAATAGAATCACTAACTGACCAAAAACTTGTTCCTAGTGGAAGAACTGTAACATTACAGAATATTAGCCAAAACGGAAATGCAGTTTTGACTACTACATTTAAAAAAATAAACGTAAAAACAAAGAAAAAAACACATAATAGATGTTCTTCTATAATTGTCAACAAATCATCACTTCAAGGATCTGGAATTGGATCAACCGCATTGAATGATGGGTTAATATATGACCAAATATACGGAACAAGAGTGCAGGATAAAGAAATTTCATTAAATATTTCAGATGTATCTGAAATTGTTGGAATTATTGAATCTTCGACTACTGGTGACCCATCACTACCATTTATCCAGTTAACAAATTTATCTTCAAATATTTTAAATTCCGTAAAGGGAGAATTAATTATTGGACAAATAAGTGGTGCAGTTGCTGTTTTAATTTCTTCAAATGGAACAAATCAAGTAGATATTGTTTATCAAAATGAAAATATATTTGCCACAAACGAATCTATAAGTTTCCAAGAATCTAATATAAAAGCAAATGTATTGTTTGCATTTCCCGGAGATAAAAATATTAAAAATAATTATATTTTTGATTCTGGACAAAGATCAGATTATCTGGATTTTTCTAAAATCATTAGAAAACCACAATTTTCAGGTCCGATAAAAAAAATTAAAATCATTTATAATCATTTTACAATAAATTCTTCTGATACCGGAGATTTTGTTGGAGTAAATTCTTACGACAAAGACATATACGGAAAACTAAAGTCGGTCGATGGTATCAGACTTTCTGATATAATTGATTGTAGGCCAAGAGTGACACCATTTAGTGGTTCTTCAACATCACCATTTGAGTTTTCTTCACGAATATTTGTTTCAACCACAAGTTCCTCCACTAATATTTTTGCAAAATCCAAAAATATCAATCTTTCTTATGATTATTATTTGCCAAGAATTGATAAAATCTTTTTGGATAAAGATGGTTCCTTTATAGTCAATAAAGGTGTTCCTTCTTTGACTCCACAAATTCCAAATAATTTAGATTCTTCTTTAGAAATTGGTACAATTTATTTGCCTGCATATTTGCACAATGTGTCTAGTGTTAAGACCAATTTAGTATCTCACAAAAGATACAGAATGAAAGATATTTCAAGTTTGGATCAAAGATTGTCAAATGTGGAATACTACACTTCGCTATCTCTTCTTGAAAGTGATACACAAAATCTTACAATCAGAGATAAAACAACACAACTTGATAGATTTAAATGTGGTTTTTTTGTAGATAATTTTAAATCATATAATGGTGGTGATATTTCTAATCCAGCATATAGAGCAAGTGTAGATGTTGCTGTTGGTGAATTGAATCCACAACCGTACACGACAAGTATTGATCTTTTGATTGGATCAGATTCTGTAATTGGTATTGGCACTCAATCCAATGCAGATGCGGATTTAAGATTTGTGAGTGATTTAGGATCCCCAAATATTAAAAGAGTTGGAGATATTGTATGTCTAAATTATTCAGATGTAGAATATGTAAAAAATAAATTTGCCACAAGAATTGAAAATATAAATCCATTTAATGTTATTAATTGGATTGGTGCAATTGAACTAAATCCATCATCAGATACGTGGATAGAAACGAGAAATTCACAAAGAACAGCAGATATAGAAGGTAGTTATAACTCTTTTATTCAACAATTGGGCGTTGATACAAACACTGGTTTGGCTCCAACTGATTGGGGATCTTGGGAAACAAATTGGACTGGTACACAAACGAGCGGAAGGCAACAAATTGCCAGTATTCAAAATGGAAGTTCTTTTCTTTCCGAATCCTCATTTCAAAGTGGTGGATTTACAGATGATGGACAAAACTTTGGAATTCCAATTACCACAGCACAAACATTCCAAGATAGTTTTGCCAATTTCTCAAATGAAACAACTACAACTACTACCAATCAAAGTAGGCAAGGAATACAACTTGGCGTTTCGCAAAGATTTGATACAACAAATCTAGGAGATAGAGTTGTATCTAGAGAAGTTTTGTCATTTATGAGATCAAGAAATATTGAAATTATTGCAAGAAGATTAAAACCAAATACTAGAATTTATGCATTTTTTGATAATATTAATATGACATCGTATGTAACTCCTAAACTTTTGGAAGTTACTATGACGAATGGGTCATTTTCGGTTGGCGAAGTTGTTGTTGGTTCTCTTGGATCAAAAACAATAAGATTTAGGGTAGCAACTCAAAATCACAAATATGGTCCATATAATTTACCAACACAAACATATGCAGTAGATCCATATAATCCATCAAATTCACTTTCTTCGCAATATTCCTCAACAACTTCAATTTTAAATATTGATACTGCAAGTCTGGAAATTCAATCTTCTTCTGGTTTTTATGGGCAAATTGTGTCCGGAATGCGTCTTGTTGGACAAACTAGTGGTGCAATATGTAATGTAAAAGATTTAAGATTAATTAGTGATAATAGTGGTACATTTATAGCATCATTGTTTATTCCCGATCCAACAATTCCATCAACACCAACATTTAGAACTGGAACAAAAACACTCAAGTTAACAACAAGTGAGGTAAACAGCACAATATCTGGATTTACTGATAGTTCTGCTGAAGCTAATTTTGCATCTAGTGGTACTTTAGATAATGTTGAAGCAACAACATTAAGAATTAGAAATGCAGACATTTCAAGAAATGTGAGAACAGATAACCGAGAAACTACAGAAACAGATACAAGAATTGTTGCAGATACCTCATTTACAAATAGAACAGTAACAAATACTAGATGGGTAGACCCATTAGCACAATCATTTGAAGTTGCCGATTCGAATGGTGTCTATATTACAAAATGTGACATATTCTTTAAATCAAAATCAACTAATAATATTCCAGTAACTCTTCAAGTAAGAACGATGACAACTGGTTTACCAACACAAACAATTCTTCCATTTGGAGAAATTGTATTGGAACCAAATGAAATATTAATTTCAGAAGATGGATCAATACCAACAACCTTTACTTTTCCGTCACCAGTATATCTTGAAACTGCAAATGCATATTCACTCGTTTTGCTTTCTGCATCTGATCAATATACTGTTTGGATTTCAAGAATGGGGGAACCAGATATATCTACTCTTCTTAAACCAGAATCAGAAAGAGTTATTGTTTCGCAGCAACCACTTTTGGGATCATTATTTAAATCACAAAATGGAGCTACTTGGGACCCAAGTCAATATGAAGATTTGAAATTTACATTATATCGTGCAAATTTTACAACAAGTTCTTCAAATATAAGATTTTATAATCCAATTTTGGATATAGGAAATAATCAAATTGTTTCTTTAAGACAAAATCCAATTCAAATGTTTGCAAATAGTACATTGGTCGGTATTGGAACAAGCATTAGTAGTGCAGATCAAAATTTATTAGTAAAAGGAACCAAAATTACACAAAAAAATAATTCTAATTTTTCTTCAAACTTAATAAGTGTATTGGGTGGAATTTCTACCGGATCAACAGGAACGTTGACGATTACAAATCCCGGAATTGGATACACAAATGGTCCAATAGTATATTCAAATGTCAATTTGACTACTATAACCGGAAATGGTATAGGCGCAAAAGCAAATTTAGCAGTTAGTGGAGGTGTTGCAATTGCAGCAACAGTTACTGTTTCTGGTATTGGTTACGGAATTGGAGATGTGCTTAGCATTGTTTCAACAAATACTGGAGGGTTGGGAAAAAATCTTCTATTATCAGTTCCAAATAATGCTGGAATTATCACTTCAGTAAATGCTCTAATAATTGGAAATATTCAAGGAACACTTGACACTAGTGATGCTACAAAATATATTCAATATACTACAACAGTAGGAATTACAACAATAGTTAATGGAAATGCAACATCATCAAATTCAATTTCGACTGGATTAAAATTCAAAGTAAATCACAATAATCACGGAATGTACTCATTCCAAAATAAAGTCACATTAAGTGGTATTGAATCTGACGTTTCTCCTGTAAGATTGGCATCTGATTATAATTCATCTTCAACTGATGCGATGGTATTGTCTGATGTTAGTGTCTTTAATAATTTTGAAAATTATCCTGTTGGTGCTGCAAATACGGGGTACATTTCAATTAAAGAAGAAATTATTGGATATACTGGTGTAAATGAATCCACAAAAACATTAACTGGTATAATAAGAGGTCCAGTATCTGGTTCGTATGTTGCGAATGAAATTGTATCAAAATATGAATTAAATGGTGTTTCTTTAAAAAGAATTAATAAAACACATAGTATTTCTGGTTCAGATCCTATAGATCTAGATGAGTATACAATTGTACTAGACCCAAGTGCAGATGGATTAAATAGAAGCAACGGAAACCCTGGTGGATATCCATCTTTATATTTTAATGAATCAAAATCTGGAGGATCATATCAATCCATTATTCCTACCACTTCAAACTTTAAAGGACCAAAAGCAACACAAAATATTTCTTTTAACATAATAAAACCAAATATTCAAACATTAATGCCTTCTACAACATCAATAAGTTGTAAAATTAGGACATTTTCTGGAAATAGTGTTGGTGGAAATGTAATACCATATGTCGATCAAGGTTTTGAAGATGTTTCTTTGACATCTGATTATGTATTATCGTCCCCAAGAATTATTGCATCAAGAGTAAATGAATTAGAATATCTTTCTAGTTATCCTGGAAGTAAATCATTTACACTTGAACTTCAATTTTCTACTGGTGACCCAAAAGTATCACCAATGATCGATCTTGATAGAGTTAATGTGATTACTGTAATGACTAGATTGAATAAACCAGTCACAAATTATGCTACAGATTCAAGAGTAAATAGTTTATTTGATGATCCTCATGCTGCAATCTATGTTTCTAAAACAATCAATCTAAAACAATCATCTGATAGCCTAAAAGTTTTATTTGATGCTTATAGAGATAATACGAGTGACATAAGAGTTATGTATAGATTGTTAAGATCAGATTCTGCATCCCAGCAACAGCTTTTTGATTTGTTTCCCGGATATGATAATTTAGACAATAATGATTTTGTAATTGATCCAAAAAATAACAGCGGAAGATCTGATAAATTTGTAATCCCTTCCACGAATATTTCAGATTTTGGAAGTTATGAATTTAGTGCAGATAATCTTCCATTATTTAATGGTTTTCAAATTAAAATTTTAATGTCTGGAACAAATCAAGCATTATATCCAAGAATTAAAGATTTGAGAGTTATTGCATCAAAATCATGATACCAGTAAAAGATCATAATTTTTTGTTTAGGGACGAAAAAACTAATGCAATTATTAATTGCTCAAGTCTTGACTATCAAAAATATCTAAAAGCAAAAGAAGATAAAATGAAAGAAATTGGAAAATCAAAACAAATAGAAGAAGATGTAATAAAGATTAAAAATGATATTGACGAAATAAAAGATTTATTAAAGAAATTAATATTATCTAAATGATAAATATATTAGAAAGTAGTATATTTACATTCAATGGCAGCATATGTTAGTAACATAGTAATTGATGTTGGATCTGATTTTAATCAGACATTTTATCTTGAGACTACTTCGAATACACCATTAAATTTGACTGGATATACTGCTACTTCAAAAATGAAGAAGCATCCCTCATCTAGTTCTACTGCTGCCACATTTATTGTTTCTTTTCCTGGTCCAAGTAATGGAACATTGACGTTATCTTTGGGGTCAACAATAACATCAGGGTTAAAACCAGGAAGATATTGTTATGATATATTATTAAATGGCGGATCAGTAAAAACTAGAGTCGTTGAAGGTAGCGCACTTGTTACTGCTGGAATTACCACAGGTTAACAAAAATGGCAGACATAAGAGTCAGAGTTGGATCCCAAAATGCACTTAAAGTTATATCGTCTCTTTCTGGTAGTAGTGGAACTTTAAGTGGGTTGGATGATGTTAGTATTAGTGAAGGTTTATTGAATGGTATGGTCCTAGTATATAATTCTGCAATATCTAAGTGGGAAGCAACTTTAAATTTAACACCAGGCAATACCCAAAATTTGGACATCAACGGAGGTAACTTTTAATGGCAAGTATAATTAGAGTTAAAAGATCCACAGGAACAATTGCTCCGGCAACTCTTAATTATGGGGAACTTGGTCTTACAATTGGGGTTGGAACGCACGGCAATAGTGGCGGTAGATTATTTGTAGGAGACAACTCCTCCAACCCACTAGTAGTTGGTGGTAGATACTATACAGACCTTTTAAGTATTGCTCCTGGATTAGTTGCGGGTCAATCAAATCCAACAACTGCGGCAAATGGATTTGTTGCTATTCTTGACAGTAGTCGTAAAGTTAATCAGTGGAACGTAGATAATATTACGATTGATTTAAATACAATTTCATCTACAAACGTAGATGGGGATATAAATTTAGATCCAAATGGAACTGGTGAAATTGCAATCCCAGACGACACATATTTAAGTTTTGGAACTAGTAAAGATGTAAAATTAAGATATGACGAATTAACCGACGATAGATTTGAAATTGAAGGTGCTGATTGGAATTTTGCAAATAATGTTGCAATTAGTATTAGCGATACTACTGCTTCAACAACTCCTACGACCGGAGCTCTTACAGTTGCTGGTGGTGTTGGTTTTGCTACTCATCTAAATGTTGGTGGAAATGTAGATATTGATTTAGATTTAAATGTTGATGGTGGAGATATAACCACAAATCTAACAGCATTTAATCTACTAAATGCAAATGCAACAACAATTAATGCTTTTGGTGCTGGTACTAGTATTGTAATTGGTGCTACGACAGGTATTACAACCATTCGTAATCCAATAGTAGATCTTGATGGAGATTTGAATATTGATGGTGGTGATGTTACTAGTAATACCGCAGCACTTAACCTTTTCAATACTAATGTAACGAATGCTAATGTATTAGGTGCTGCAACGGCACTGGTGGTGGGTGCTACATCTGGTATTGCAACTATTAATAACCCAACGGTTGTAGGTACTCAAGCGACCCAGAACCTTTATAATACAGTAGCAACCAATCTAAACTTCGCTGGTGCTGCAACGGCACTGGTGGTGGGTGCTACGACAGGTATTGCAACTATTCGTAATGCGACTTTAAGTGTTCCAAATGCGACCACACTAAATCTTGGTGCAACATCTTCTGCAACAAGTGTTAATTTTCAAAGCACTCCAAACACTTCTTTTGTTTCGATTGCCGCAACTACAAATGCAACAACTACAACATCTGGTGCATTAAGAGTTGCCGGTGGTGTTGGAATTGTAAGTGATGTTTATATTGGCGGAATTTTAAATGTAACAGGAAATCAATCTGGTTCAAATTTAACACTCACAGGAAACCTTCAAGTTGATGGTAATACAACTCTAGGAAACGCCTCAGGCGATGTTGTAACCATCACAGGCTCGATTAATCATACCGGACCTCTTACCAATACTGGTGGGGTTACGATTGATAATATTGGAATTAGTTCAAATGTAATTTCAACTAGATCTGGTGGCGGAAATATATTATACATTGATCCATATCCTGATGGATTAAGTAATGAAGGAATGGTCGTCATTAAAGGCGATCTTCAAGTTGATGGAACCACAACTACAGTAAATTCAAGTAATGTTACTGTAAATGATGCAATTCTATCACTTGGCGAAGTTACAAGTGTAAGAACCGTAGTTGCAACAGTTGCATCTGGCGTATCTACAATTTCTTTGGATTCTGTTGTTGGTATTAATACTGGTGATATTATTACTGGTAATGCTGCTTTACCAAATAGTGGACTGACTACGATTACAGCATATAATACATCCACAAAGATTATTACAATTACTGGAACTACAAGTTCTGGAATTAGTACAACATCACAATTAACAGTAATACACGCTTATGATACAAATACCGATAGAGGTATTTCTTTTGATTATAATACCGGTGTAGGAACTGCAAATAATAAAACAGGATTTTTTGGTTATCACGACACAACTAATAGTGGAAGTGCTGCACCAGTAAGATCTTGGACCTATGTACCAGATGCAACAAATTCAAATAATGTTATAACCGGAACCAGAGGTTATTTAGATATTAAAGGAATTTATTATCAAACTGGTGATTTTAATACTCACGGTGTTGTATTCTTTGATAATGATGGACTTCAAACTTCTACTAATAATCCATCCACAGCATCAAGCACCAGAACTTCTACTCAAATTTTAACTGCTGTTACTGAAATTAATTTATCTCTTCCATCATCTACATCAGTAACAGCTGGTGATCAAGTAACACAAGTCAATAATAGTGGGGCATATGGTGTGGTTAAAACTACTGTTTCTGGAACAACAATTACATTAATTGGTGCCCAGGGAACATTTGACACTACAAATGATTTGAAGGTAAATGGTGCAAATATTTCAATAATACCAGGAACAGTAACAACAATATATACAAATAAACCAATGTGGACTGATACTTTGGACGGAGGAACATTCTAATTATGAATAGTGAAGTTGATGTGAATATTTTAGTTAATCTGTATCATCAAAAAATTTCAGCATTAACGAATCAAAATATTTTATTAGAGGCAAAATTGCAATCATTAACAAAAGATTTTGAAGATCAAAAAAATATTTTATTAACAACAAATCTTGAATTGCAACAACATAATGATGAAATATTAAAATCAAAAAGAAAAATAAAACCAGAAGATAAATACGAAGAGGCAGGAATTCAACAATGACTCAACCATCATCCCGTCAAGGATTAATTGATTATTCTTTAAGAAAACTTGGATATCCAGTCGTAGAAATTAATGTAGATGATGACCAAATTGATGATTTGGTGGATGATGCAATTCAGTATTTTAATGAAAGACATTATGATGGAATTGAAAAAGTATTTTTAAAACACCAACTATCACAAAGTGAATTAAATTCAATAAGGACAGGTGTCACCACTACAACTGCCACATCTACTGTTGGAATTGCTACTCTTTCTTATACAGAAACCAATAATTTTATAAAACTTCCAGATCACGTAATCGGTGTAAATAACGTATTTAAAATAGATTCAAGTACAATATCAAGTGGTTTATTTAATATTAAATATCAATTATTTCTAAACGATTTGTATTATTACGGAGCATTAGATCTTTTAAATTATACAATGGTTAAGACATATTTGGAAGATTTGAGTAGATTAATCACACCCGATATTCAAATTCGTTTTAATAAAAAAAATCATAGATTATATTTGGATATTGATTGGAGCCAAATGAGTCCAAACAATTATCTTATATTGGATTGCTATAGAATGGTAAATCCCGCAGATGCATCAAGTGTTTATAATGATTGGTGGTTAAAAAAATATTTAACTGCACTAATCAAAAGACAGTGGGGACAGAATATGATTAAATTCCAAGGCGTATTACTTCCTGGTGGTGTGCAACTTAATGGAAGACAGCTTTTTGATGATGCAGTTAAAGAAATAGAAGAAGCAGAAAATCAACTTAAAACGGAATACGAATTACCTCCAATGGATATGATAGGATAATATTATGTCTCCACTTAATCCATATTTTTTGCAGGGTTCTTCTAGTGAACAAAGATTAGTACAAGATTTGATTAATGAACAATTAAGAATGTATGGACAAGATATAGTATATCTTCCAAGAAATATTATCAATAAAAATACAATTTTAAAAGAAATAACATCATCAAATTTTGATGATTCATTCAGAATTGAAGCATATTTAGTCAATTATGAGGGATTTGGAGGTCAAGGAGACATCTTATCAAAATTTGGAGTAAAAACTACTGATGAAGTTACATTTATAATTTCAAAAGAAAGGTACGAAGATTTTATTAGTCCATTTATTTCTTTAAATACACAAATTGAATTAAAATCAAGACCAGAAGAAGGAGATTTAATTTATCTCCCATTAGATAATACAATTTTTGAAATCAAATATGTAGAAGGAAAAAAACCATTTTATCAATTAAATAATTTATATGTTTACGAATTAAGATGCGAAGTGATGGATTATGAAGCAGATGATGTAATTAATACAAGTATTAATGAAGTTGACGAGGCAGTAAAAGATTTTGGATATATCGTAAAACTTATTATGGTTGGTTTAGGCGCAACATCAACATCCGCAAATGTACAACTTGCCTCTAGTCTTGCGGGTGTTGGTGGCAATTCGGTATCAAGAATAGATTTAATTAATGATGGGACTGGTTATCTTTCTGTTCCGATTGTTGCAATAAGTACTGCTTCTTCTGGAGGTATAAATGCGACAGCAGTTGCAATAATGACGAGTCGTTCCAGTCAAACTGGAAGTTCAATTGATAAAATTTTAGTTATAAATCCAGGTATTGGATATACAGTTGTACCTACTGTTAGTATTATAAGCAATAGTGGTTCTGGAGGAATAGCAACAGCAATTATATCTTCTGGTTCTTTGGGTCCAATAAATTTAATTGATGGTGGTGTTGGTTATTCTACTGCACCTATTGTCGCAATAAGTACTGCACCTATTGGTGGAACAAATGCAACTGCACTATCATTTATTAATTCTTCTGGTATTGTAACTTCAATTCGTTATACTAATGCTGGGGTAGGTTATACCCAGGCACCAGTAGTTACAATATCTTCACCTGTTGGCGTATCTACGGGCAATTATATATTCAACGAAATAGTAAGAGGAGTTTCAACAGGAACTACTGCATATGTAAATGATTGGGATTATGATACAAGAATACTTCAAGTCAAAACTTTAAATGGAAGTTTTATTCGGGGAGAATCTGTAGTTGGTATGGGAACAACAAGTAGAGGGTCAAATGCAAATTATAAAATCCTTTCAATCAATACTCAAGATGAATATGATGATTATGCAGACAATATACCAATAGAAAATGAAGCAGATGAAATTTTAGATTTTAGTGAAAGAAACCCTTTTGGGGATTATTAAATCTAAATAATTAATAAAAGGTATTATTATGTTAGGCCAATACTACTATCACGAAATAATTCGTAAGACAATTATTGCCTTTGGTACTTTATTTAATGATATTAATATCAAACACAAAAAACAAGATGATAGTGATTTTAGCACTATAAAAGTTCCAATTGCATATGGTCCTACTGAAAAGTTTTTAGCAAGATTAGAGCAAAAACCAGATTTAAGAAAAAGAGTTGCTATAATTCTCCCAAGACTTGCATTTGAAATGAATAGTATTCAATATGATAATAGTAGAAAAATTTCTACTATGCAAACATTTAAATCAAAAAGTCTCACAGATGATAAAGTAGTAAATAGATTGTTTATGCCTGTTCCTTATAATTTGGGCATACAACTTTCAATTATGACTCAATATAATGATGATGCTCTTCAAATTGTAGAACAAATTCTCCCATACTTTCAACCATCTTTTAATTTAACAATTGATTTGGTATCTTCTATAGGTGAAAAACGTGATATTCCAATAGTTCTTGGAAATATAAATTTTAAAGATAATTACGAAAGTGGATATGACGAAAAAAGAATTATAATTTATGATTTAAATTTTACAGCAAAAACGTATCTATTTGGACCATTACCTGATTCTACTGAAGGTCTTATCAAAAAAGTACAAGTCGATTATTATACAGATACAAACAGAAAAAATGCTTCTAGACAACTTCGTTATGTTGCTGAACCAAGAGCAATACAAGATTACACCAATGATAATACAACTTCACTAGCAGAACATATAGATGATAAAATTACTAAATTTGATGTGAGTAATGCAGCATCACTTACTGTAAATGAATATATTGAAATTGATAATGAAGAAATGTATATTAAAGAAATATCTGGAAACACAATCACAGTTAATAGAGGACAAGATGAAACCGAAATCGTATCACATACTTCTGGTACTGTTGTAAATATTATTAATAATGCAGATGATGCTTTAATCGAACAGGATGATGATTTTGGATTTAGTGAATATCGTTATGACTATGGTGACGGGAAAATTTATAGTCCAACTAAAGGTATTGATGTATGAAAAATAATTTTGATAAGATAGATGAATCTTTGGAAATTAAAGCAACAATTACGGCAAAAGAAATTATTAAAGAATCAAAAAAAGAAATAAGAAGCATTCAAAGTAAAGATCATTCAGAATTGGATTATGATTATATTCGTGGAACTCTTTATAATTTAATTGAAAAAGGACAGGAAGCAGCAACAAGTCTTTTGGAACTTGCTCAAGATGGACAACAACCAAGGGCATATGAAGTTTTTGGGCAGTTGATTAAAAGTGTTGCCGATTCTACTGATAAACTAATGGATATACATCAAAAAGTAAAAGAACTTAAAAAAGAAGAAAAATCTGGACCAAAGAATGTTACAAACGCACTCTTTATTGGTTCTACTGCAGAACTTCAAAAACTT